ATGCGCGTATTAAAGATTATCTGCCCTGAATGTGGTGCTAAAGCCGCCATCAGCAAAACCAATCGGAAGCACCCTGAAATTGCCGATCTTTACTGTGCGTGTTCTGATATTGAATGTGGTCACCGGTTTGTCATGAATCTGACTTTTTCGCATACACTAAGTCCCAGTGCTAAAACTGGCGATAAGCTATTGCAGACAATTATTAACAATCTCAATCCACAGCAACGTTTAGCTGCGCTGGCATTTTTGCAAGAAAGTTGCTGAGAGCTTTTTTACCGAGATTGGTTATTCTTATCTCATAATTTACAAATCAATAAGCCAATAAGAGCCATCTGTTAGATTATCCTGACAGATGGCTTTTTGTTTTTATGGGGTTTTTAATTATTTGATTTAAATTATATTTCTATTTTATTCGGTTACTCAGTGATAGCCGAATGTATCCGAACTAAACCATTCGCAGCACTTCAATAAATTCGCAATAATGCCTGTGTTCAAACGGAAGAGAGTATGTGTACAAACACATCGGCAAGGGATTGCCACCCGTTTACGAATAGAAGCGGCTTTACTGCCCATTGTTTTTTTACCCGTAAAGAATGAAAGGATTGAAACTGATAGCGGTATGCATGAAATGAATAAATTACAGCAATTAACGACATTTTTACGGGAAAATTTGCCAGAACTCACAGGTAAAACGGAATTTACCAGTGAAATGGGAGAAATCCGCTTTATTCAGGCTCAACGGGATTTGGGGTTAGGGCAATACCAGATGTTTATCCAAAAGTATAAGGCAGTGATTAAATGGGCGAGCTTTCCTCACAAGGAATATGATCCCGGTTATATATCACTGCTAATCAATATCTGGCTGACAGAACAACATGGTGAATTTAGGGAAAACAATCAGGAACAGGAATATCCGACCATGACTGTCAAAGTGAACGGCGAAACAGCGGCTATTGTTGTGTCGTTATCACTATCAGAGCCTGTGGTTATACGTGAGGATAAAAACGGTATTGTCCCCTTTGATGGCAAACGCTGGCTGCTGACAACCCCTGAGATCTGGTTTGCTGAAAACGGTGTTGTTCATACACCGACATTAAGCGACTAAAACATAAATAAAGGAATAAATTATGTGGCCACATGTGCAGGTTAACCAGGTTAACCAATTGCAGGGCGAAACCAAGGAAATCGAACGAGTATTGCTCTTTGTTGGTACGGGAAAAACTAACACAGGCAAAACTATCGCAGTAAACACTCAAACGGATTTTGATTCCGTATTGGGCATGGCAGATTCTGCTCTGAAACGTAATGTACTGGCAGCGATGGCAAACGCAGGGCAAAACTGGTCCGGATACGTTCATATTTTGCCGGAATCGGCAGATGAGCTGGCTTTTGTTGAAGCCGTGACAGCATCACAACGTGTTGCCAGTATAGAAGGATATGTACTGACAATCGGGGCGAACAAAGCCATTATCAAGGCTGCTCAAACGTTGCGTGCAAACACCATCGCTAAGTTTGGTCGCTGGCAGTGGGCTATTCTGGCTGTTGAGGGAGCACAGTCGAAAGAAGTCTGGCCGGATTATGTTGCGCGTCTGGCGGAACTGCAAAAGGGGGAAGCTGTATCATCAATCCAATTAGTACCGTCTTTGTGGGGAAATGAAGCGGGAGTATTGGCTGGCCGTTTGTGTAACCGCGCTGTTACTGTGGCAGATAGCCCGGCACGAGTTCAGACAGGGCCATTGATGGATTTGGGAACAACCGATTTTCCGCTTGATGGAACAGGAAAACCGATTGACTTGGCAACACTACAAGCATTGGAAAAGCTGCGTTTCAGTGTGCCGATGTGGTATCCCGATTACGATGGTATGTATTGGTCAGATGGCCGCACATTGGATGTGGAAGGCGGTGACTATCAGAGCATCGAAAATCTGCGGGTTGTGGATAAAGTTGCGCGTCGTGTACGTTTGCAGGCTATCGCTAAAATTGCTGATCGCAGCCTGAACAGTACACCGGGCAGCATCGCGACACATCAGGCGTATTTCGCCCGTACTTTGCGTGAAATGTCCCGTAGTACGGAAATTAACGGTGTGACATTCCCGGGGGAAGTTAAATCACCTCAGGATGGTGACATTGTTATCACATGGCGCAATAAAAACACGGTTGAAATTTATATCACTATTCGCACTTATGAATGCCCGAAAGGGATCTCGGCGAGTTTGTTGCTGGATTTGGGAGGGAACTAAATGAGCCAGCGTATTTCCGGCCAGTCGGTCGATTTTAATATGGATGGTGATCTGGTTCATGCGGAAAAGGTCAACCTGTCTATCACTGACAATACTGCTGCGGCTCAGACTCAGGGCGTACCGGATGGTTATATCTCTGGTGATGTCACGGCTGAGGGTGAGATTGAACTCAGTACTAAGTATTTGGATATCGTGACTGCCAAAGCGCGTGCTGCCGGTTCATGGCGCGGAATTCAGCCTGTTGACCTAATGTGGTATGCCAAAGCAGGCCATGAGGAAATGAAGGTTGAAGCTTACGGTTGCAAACTGATTGTGAGCGATATTCTGGACGTTGACCCCAAAGGCGGCAGCGTAATGACACATAAAATTAAATTTGTTGTCACCTCACCGGACTTTGTACGTATTAATGGTATTCCATATCTGGAAGCAGAGCTAACCCGTAATCTGATCGGTTAAAAAAATTCACGGAAGGACATGGGGAATTTTTATTACATTAATGTAATAAGAAGACTCATTACATCAGGGACGATGTTTTTTTAATAATGTTATGAATGAATAAAACAAATAAGGAATTAAAAAATGAGTAAGGAAAATAAAATCATTACTTTGATGGTTGGTGGAAGTGAAATTAAATTTGAGCCAAATATTGTGGCTTATAATCACATGATTAATGATATGACAATGGATAATAAAATTGTACCTATTGTCACTTATTTGCGTCGTATTGTTCAACCTGCTTTTAAATCTGCACTTGATGAATTGTTGCAAATTCCGGGCGCAGCAATGCAGCTGGTGGAAAAAGTAAACTCTGAATATGCACCAAAACTGGAAATCGAAATAAAAAACTAAATGCGCGAGTTAAGGCTATTGATAATAGCTTATTTGAACAGGCCTTAACTCTGCGTCGTCATTACTTACCAAATGAAAATGATAATACGGAAAATTTAGCCCGTGCAATTTGGTTAGATAATCGATATTGGGAATATACACGAATTGCAACTGCAAATGGAATTGCATTGGCACTAAAAGGTGAGCCATGAGTCAGCTCGATTTTATATTAAATCTCATCAATAGGGTTACAGAGCCACTTGATAATTTAAAAAATACTATCTCTGGCGTTGCTGAAGAATCACAAAAAGCATTTGGGAAAATTTCCGCAGGTGGGCAGACAATAGCTGACGCTTTTTGGTCAACTCATAGTTTCCTTGAACCTGCTATACAAATGGATGAGGCGTTAAAAACAGCTTCATTACAGGGAATCGATAGCAGCGTTATGGCGAAAATTGCCAACGATTCTGTCACATTCAGTTCCCAGTATGGTAAATCAGCCATCGATTTTGTGAATTCGGCAGCAGAAATTAACAAGGCAGTGCAGGGGCTGGAGCAAACGGAATTGCCCCAGATGACCAAAATTGCTAACACCACTGCTGTTGCCCTGAAAGCCAGTTCAACCGATGCAGCGAATTATATGGGGAAAATGTTTGCGCTTTTTTCTGGCCATGCTCAATCGGTAGGCAATCTTCAGTTTGCTGAAGAGCTGTCGGGTAAAGCGGTTTTTATGGCGCAAACTTTCGGCACCAGTATGCCGGAAATGACGAAATTGTTGGAAGATGCCCGCAAAGCCGGAACAAACTTCGGCGTAGGGATTGATGAGCAGCTGGCTGTGTTGGGGCAATTACAGGAAACATTGGGAGGCGATGCCAGCCGTGCTTATGAGGCATTTTTATCGGTTGCAGCGGATGGCGGAAAAAGTCTGGGATTAAGTTTTGTTAACGCATACGGTCAGATGCTTTCCATGCCGGAAATACTGGCACAGCTACAGGCTAAATATGGCAGCAGTATTGAAGGTAACCTGAAAGCGCAAGCCGAAATTGAAGCCGCATTTGGTGACTCTGCGGTGGTAGTCAAAGCACTTTTCAATGACGTTGATGCGCTAAACAAAAATATGGCAGCACTGGGTGCAAATGATGGCATGGATCGTACCTACAAAATGGCAGCACAGATGGCTGACCCGTGGGAGCGGTTACAGCAAATCTGGCAGAATCTGCATATCCTGATTGGTTCTGCATTGTTACCCGTTATCAAACCGCTGGTTAATTGGCTAGCAGATACCAGCCAGGTACTGGTTCGTTGGATGAAACTGTTTCCCAATATTGCACGCTGGGTTGGTTATATAACGCTTGTCATTATGAACTTTGCTGCTATTGGGGCGATGGCCAACATAGTGATGGGAGTATCCAAGCTTATTCTGATTGGCCTGCGGGGTGTCATGGCGGGTTTTACCTTGCTAATGCAACTGGGAACAGTGGCAGTATGGCTTTATAGAGCATCTATCTTTGCATGGAATATTGCTCTGAGAGTATTACAGGGCACATTGTTGGTTATTCGTGGTGCGGCTATTTTGACCGGACTGGCATTTAGCTTTATGAGCTGGCCGATTCTATTGCTTATCGCGGTTATTGCTGGATTGGTGTTTGCTGTTATTAAGTTTTGGCAGCCGATCAAGGCATTTATTAGCGGTTTTATACAGGGATTTAGCGAAGCCAGTGATTCACTCTCACCCTTATCATTTTTATTTGGTGCAATTGGTCGGGCAATTGGCTCTGTCTGGAATGCGGTGAAGGTTTTATTTAGTGTTCTTGGTGGATTTATTAGTTTGCTCTGGAATGGAATTAAAGGGCTATTTGGCTGGTTTGCTAAATTATTAGCGCCTATCCAATATACTGATGAAGAACTTAAAAATGTAACAGAGGCAGGAAGTGTTTTTGGTCGTGTTGTTGCCGGTGCTATTGGTTTGATCATGTTGCCTATTAATTTAATCAGTTATGCCATCGGCGGTTTAGCCGAATTATTTAGTTTCGTGTGTAAGTTAATTACTGGTGACTGGAATAGTCTGGGAGATCTTTTTAAAGAGTTTACCTTTGTAAAAGCCTTCTTAGATATGGTTGATGGTATAAAAAATATTTTTAGTGGTTTTTTCGATTGGTTAAGTGAAACTTTTGGTGAGGAGATAAACTCAGTTATCAATACGCTTAACCATATTCCTTTCGTGAACATTGAAACTATTCCTATTGAAAAGAGTGTTACTAAGTCAACAGCAGGAATACCTAATATAGGAAATGATTCACAAACTGTATTAACAGGCGGGAAAAAACTAGGCATCAATAGAAATGGACTAATGAGTGAAGTCGCGAATAATTCACAGACTGTTAATGATAATAGCCGCCGTATTGAAAGTGTGACATTTAATGTCGCCAACAGCATGACACCAGATCAATTTACAGAATGGGAACAAGTGGCATATGGATGAGCCTAAATATATCGATTTATTAATTAATGAGCGAGATTTTACACTTAATTCAGGAAACGAACCGTATTTTTGTAATAACCGAGTTTCCATTGGGCAGGACTGTATTCACGCAATTATTGAAAGTGGCTTGGCAACCCAATTAATTGCTGAACGCAGCCCGACATTGCGAGCGGATATTCATACTCAGATAGTTATTCTGATTGAGAATGATGAGCGGATTATTCCGGGCACCGTCGGCATTAATGAAGAATCATCGACCAAATTATGGATAACAGCAGAAACCTACGATTTTGGCCGTATTAATGTGAGTGTGGGACATGGACACTAAACCCACCATTGACTATGAAAAGGTGCTACGTGACAGCGGGATGCCGACCACAGAAGCCGACATCAGCAAAGCCTTTGTCAGTGTGGTGAATGAAGCCGGGCTGGTCACTAACACCTCGCGCATGTCCCCGTTCTGGCGGCTGATTAACACCATTGTCACGCGTCCGGTGCTGTGGCTGAAAGAAGCCTTAATCAACGTCACGCTGAAAAATATGTATCTGGCGAGCGCCTCCGGTTCATGGCTGGATATGTTCGCGTGGGGCGTGAACCTGAAACGCAAACCCGCTTCGGCTGCGCAGGGTGTTATTCGTTTTTATAAAGCAACAGGGGCCTCTGCCGTGACCGTGCCTGCCGGAACGGTTATCCAGACTGAGCGTATTAACGGTGAAATCTACCGGGTCAGCACCACCGAAAGTGTGGCCATTGCTGAAGGGGTCAGCAGTGCCTTGCTGCCTGTCACGGCTGAAGTAGCAGGCGGCGCATTCAATCTGGCCCCCGGTTATTTTCGCATTCTGCCTGTGGCCGTGTCCGGCATTGCACGGGTACAGAATGAGGAAGGCTGGCTGTTAACCCCCGGCGCGGATGCGGAATCTGATGACGATTTGCGCGACCGTTGCCGCAACCAATATAACTTGGTGGGTAACTATCATACGGATGCGGTTTACCGGGGCATGATTGCAGCAGTGGCGGGATTAAGCATTGATCGCATCTTCTTTCTGCATGATGCGCCCCGTGGGGCAGGGACGGCTAATGCGTATCTGTTGCTGGATTCGGGCGTCACCAGTCAGTCCTTTATTGAGGCGGTGAACGATTATATCACCAATCAGGGCCATCACGGGCATGGTGATGATATGCAGTGCCTGCCGATGCCGGAAACCCAGCATGATTTAGCGGTCACGCTGTTTGTGGTCAGTCTGGCGAACTACAGCAACGAACAGATAGCCACCCTGAAACGGGATGTCGAGAACCTGATCCGCTGTGCCTTTCGGGAAAACAGCCAGTATCCGGTGAAAAAAACGTGGCCGTACTCGCGTTTTTCCTTTTCCAACTTAGGGCGGGAAATCCACCGTGAATTCAGCGAGATTGAATCCCTGACCTTTTCTCTGGGGGATATTCTCAGTGACTTAAGTGTACCACGGCTGAAAACGCTGTCGGTGGAGGTGAAAAATGTCTGAGTTCAGGCAACGCCTTAAGCGATTGGCCCTGCCCTCATGGATGGACAAGGGCGAACCCGCCAAACTACTGAGTGCGGCGCGGGCATTCTGGACGCAGGTTTACGGCTGGCTGACATGGCCGCTGGCCCAGCTGGACGCCGAAACTTGTACTGAGTCGTTGTTATCGGTGCTGGCCTATCAGCGCGATATCCAGCGTTTTAACGGCGAACCGTTGCCCCTGTTCCGCAAGCGGGTGAAGTATGCGTTTATCAACGCGAAAGATGCAGGCAGCATCGCAGGTTTTATTGCCATCTTTGAACGCCTCGGCGTGGGTTATGTGGAATTGCTGGAGCGCCAGCCGGACATTGACTGGGATGTGATTATCCTGCGCCTCAGTGACAGCCAGATAGCGGCTAACCCTGATTTGCTGATGAATATTATCCGGCAATACGGACGCACCTGCCGTCGTTATCGCTTTGAAGTGATCGCGAAAAACCAGTTGCTGATGCGGGTGGGCAATATCGGGGCAGACTATTGCACGTATGCCGCGGCTATTCCGACTCAGCCATTATTAATAAAAGTAGGGCATATCGCGGGCGTTGCCGTCTGTGACAGTGCCCGCCTCAAGGAAAGCAGCGCACCGAACGTGACCTACGGTGCATCATTATAAGGAAATAGAAAATGTCCTCCGTCATTACTTTGGACTTTGAAAAATGGAAGACCCAGCAGGTGGCCGCAGGTCAGCCTGTGGTGTTGGATGAGTTTGTTTTTGCCAATGTGCCGGAGTTAGATCCGACTCAGACTATCAGCCGTGATGAAAAATTGCCTGCTGCAAATCAAATCGTCCACCGTCAGGCGGTCAATAAAACCGGACTCGCCAGTGAGAACGCCGTGGCTTACAGCGTCACATTGGGCACGGAAGTGGGTCACTTTGATTTTAACTGGATTGGCCTGATGAATAAGGCTTCCGGTGTGATTGGCATGATCACCCATGCGCCCACCCAGAAGAAAATCAGAACCGCTAACGGGTTGCAGGGTAATGTGTTAACCCGCTCTTTTTTGCTGGAATTTGACGGGGCGGCGACAGAAACGGCCATCACTACCACCGCCGAAACCTGGCAGATTGATTTTACTGCCCGTTTGACGGGGATGGATGAGATGCAGCGCCTGATTAATACCGACAGTTACGGCGAAGCGGCGTTTTTCGGCGATAGTTTTGCGGTGGTGCGTCAGGGTGAACAGTACCTTGTGAAAAAAGGGCTGGCTTATGTCGGCGGGCTGCGTGGCGTGTTGGCATTTGACCAGACGCTTAACAGTCTGCGTAATACCCGTGTGTATGCCGATTTCAGCTATCAGGGCAATCTGGTGAGTCAGTGGAAAACCGTGGTGAAAATGACCGCCGCGAAAGAGCTGAACAACTATGTGGATGCGGTAAGCTATCCGCATTATGTGTTTGCGGTGGCGTGGGTTGATGGTGATGGGAATGTCACCGATTTGCGGAGTAAAGGGTCATTAAATGAGCGTAATATTGTCGCACTGAACGGCGAATTGAGTAGAGTTAAGCAGGACTACGCGACTCAACAAGCCTTAATCAGTGGCCTCAATGGGAAGCAATCCAAAGGCGATTATGCCACCCGACAAGAAATCAAAAATGTTATGCGACTTGGTGATTTTGGCTTTGGAGGCACGGGCGGTGAAGTTAATTTGGAAGAAGCAGCATTCAAAGATTATTTCAGAAATGTGAATACGCCCACCAGTGTGTTTATGAATCGCCACTACACAACCAGCCTGAGTTACCGATACAGTGCCATTTTGTATTGCAAAACGATCAACACCTATACCGCGATATCAGCCGGAACTGGGGGGCAAGGGGTCACCGTGGTCGGCGGATATGACTTAAGTGACCCGGTTGTTTATCGGTTATGGACGGATATCAATACATCGACAGATAAAAATGGTTTTCTGCGTTCTGAAGGTAAAAGCGATGCATTAACGATGGATGATCTGGTTCAGTCAACGGGCACCGCAGAAACCAAAGTCATGAGCCAAAAAGCAGTGACTGATGCCATAGACAACAAAACACGGGGTCTTCATAGCAAATTAGGCTTTGATAATATCGTCCAGACGACGGGGCAATCTACGGTTGATGTGATGAGCCAGAAATCCGTGACGGAAGCATTCCATAGTCTCCAGCCTGAAATAACAGGCGGGGCCGATTTTGTCGCTTCAAGCAATACGATTGGCATGGTAGGGATGGTTTCTGCACTTAAGCTGGAAGTAGGAGATGTGATCCAGACTATTGGGGCACAAAGTAATCGGTTATTTACTGTCGAAGTCATCCTCAATGACAACAATATTGTGGTGAACTTCGAACACCGAAATGGAGCCGGAAGCCTGTCTTTAACCAATGAAACCACATCCGTGACGATTAAACGGATGACTAAATGGTACAACGCACCGATAGGGTTGGGGCAGGCTTGGGTGGATGTCACAAATATAAGATCTAATGGATTAAATTATATAAACAATTCCGGCAGGTCTATACAGACATTGGTTGTTGCTGATTCCGGTGGAGATGAGTGGGTTTGTACGCTGAATGATATTAAAGCGTCCTCTTTAATATATGCGGGTTCAAAACAGAGCGTGGTGTACAACATTAATAACATCATTCCCAATAAATCAGCTTACACAATAAATGGCCGGGCAGTGTACCGATGGCTGGAGCTAAGATAATGAGATACTTTAAAGATAATGCAGGTAGCGTCTATGCGTACAATGAAATCCAAACGCCCAAAGAGGGCCTCATTTCTATTACGGAGAAAGAAGCAAAAATTTTAGCAAATCCGCCTCTCACAACAGCGCAACTCATAACTCAGGCTGAATATGAAAAGCGAACACGTTTGGCAGAGGCAACACGCATGACTGCCCCCTTGCAATATGCAGTCGATCTCCAGATGGCAACTCAGGTAGAACAAATTTCACTGACGGCATGGAAAAAGTATTGTGTCCTGCTTAATCGAGTGGATTGTGCCACCGCCCCCGATATCATCTGGCCGGAGCAACCCGAATAATGCACTGGCAGCGTAAATCCCTGAAACTGTCCCCGACTTTATCGGGGCTGTCTGCCGCCATCGTGCCTATCCATCCATTTATTTATGGTATCGGGCAGCAGACTGACAGCGGCAGTTATCTCAGCCCGACCAATGCCATTGAGACGCTGGCGACTCAGCTCACGGGGGCGGGCCATATCAATAGCCTGATACTGATGGTGTGCGCTAAAACCCACGCGGAATTTATGCAGCACCTGACGCAGTTCTCAGCGGTGCTGCCGTTGCCTGCATTGGCACAGGTCAAACGGATGGCAAAGACGGTGGAAAGTCTGACCACGACAAAAATGCAATTGCCGGGCAAGCCGGGTGGCGGTTTACCGCTGCCACAACCGCTATCCACCGCAACCAGCCGTCAGGCGGTCAATGCACAATTGATAGCCAAAGCCAAAGCACAGGCCAGCGCGGGCAGCAGCATTGCCGGGTTAAAATCCCAGTTAACCGCGTTGACCACTGCCCGGCAATCGGCGTTGCAGCAAGTGACCGATGCCATGAGTGGGCTGGCGGGAAAATCCGCCACGGTCTGGGCGTTCGCCGGGAAAGGGAACGGTGCACATGTGGCAGAAAAATTACGTAAAAATATCCCCGAACCGGACGCCGTGTACACACTGGCCGTGTTGTTTGCCGGAAACGATCTTTGCTCATTAGAAAGGATGCTACACCATGAGCCAAATTATCACCCTCGCCCTTGATGGCGAGGCGATTGCGCTAAAAAGTCTGACCGTTACACCCTCTGTGATGTTTCAGGATCAAGACCAGAGCGGGCAGTCTTCCAGCACCGCTGTCGCCGAACAGGGAATTAAGCCGAAAGAGCTGCGTATCACCGGCATTATTCCCTTTACCGAACAGAAAACCCTGTCGCGCCTGTTTGCACTGGCGGAAGCCAAAGACAATGGCAACCTGAAACGCTACCGGGTGGCGAATCTCACCGCACAGGCTATTAACTTTCGCATTGGCACCTTTACGGGCACGATTGATGCCAGCAAGGTGGACGGTAAACAGGCATGGCAGGTCACGTTTACCTTGCGCGAGCATTTATCGGTCGCGGAGAAACGCGACGCCCGTGCCACCGGCGCGATTCAGGCGAAAAAACAGACCGGACAGGGCGGCACGAAAGCCGGGGAAGACCCGGAAAAATTAAGCTGGTTCGAACGTGAGGTCTTAAAACCGATTAACGATGGCATCGGAGGCGCAAGCGAATGAAACCCATCCAGCGACTCTATTTATCCGGCGATGAGATGCATGTGGTCGATGCTAATCTCATGTTGGAATTGTCCGCCTGTGGCCGGGGGTTTATCACAGCGGAAACCACGACTGATTACACCGGGAAACTGGTGCGCCTTGAGGTGGGTTATCCAGATTTGGTGCTGCGCTGGTTTACCGGGTATGTGGAACGCTCACAGCCTGCCCAGAACGGCTATCAGCGCCTGTTTGTGCGTGAACTGGTCGGCGTGTTTGATAAAGCATGGCCGTGCTCGTTTCAGCACCCGACGTTACGCCAGATAGTCGACTGGTTGCAAGAGCACAGCGGACTGACGTTCATCTTACCGGATGCGCCTTATACCGATAAACCCATCCCACACTATACCCATAACGGCACGGGCTACCAGTTACTGGGCAGTCTGGGGCAGCTTTTTGCTATTGACGATTATCTCTGGCACCAATTGCCGGATGGTTCGGTTTATCTGGGCAGTTGGGCGCATTCGATGTTTGCCCAAAAACCTGTCGACATCCCGAATGAATTCAGCCAGAGCCAGTCGGCGGGCAATGCCATGACCATTCCGATGATCCAATCCCTGCGCCCCGGTTTTGTGGTCAATCAGCAGCGGCTGACCAAGGTTAATCTGTTGAATGAAAACATGAGCATCACATGGCAGCCGAAAGGCCAGACGGAGCATAAAACCCCTGCCCAGCGCCAGATTGATGCCGCTTACCCTGAACTCTCTGCCGGGTTACATCTGCCCAAACTGGCCCGCATTGAAGCCCACACCGAAAACACCGTCAGTGGCGATGTGTCTGACCCATTCCGCCCGCGTTATGCGGTTGATGTGCAATTACTGGATGCTAACGGCAAAGATGCCGCAGCCCCGGTTTATCGGGCTGTACCGCTACCTTTGCCGATGGCAGGCAGTGAATCGGGCATGTTCCAGTATCCGCCTATCGGCACCGTGGTTGAAATTGCGTTTGAAGGCGGGCGACCGGATAAGCCGTTTATCCGCCAGACGTTAAGTCAGGGCAACACCCTGCCAGACATCAAGCCCGGTGAACAGTTGCAGCAGCAGCGGGCGGAAGTCTCGCAGCGCGTGACACAGGAAGGGAGCTGGATACGCCAGACTGACCAGACCATTAACGAATCGTCCATGCACCGTGAAATTAAAGCCGACACCGAAACCCGCACCGTAGTGGCCCGTGATACCACGATTCAGGCTACGGATAAAACGCTGGTGTTAGGCACATCCACCTTATTGGCGGGTGCTGTGCAGCAGGTGGCAGAGGGGGATTACAGTCTGGCCACATCCGGCAATTACCTCGCCAGTGTGGGGAAAAATGCCACTATCGACGTGGGCCAAACGCTGATAGAGAAAATCGGCCTGCTGAAACAGAGCATTGCAGGCGTCAAACAGGAAATCGTCGCACCTGTCGTCTGGGTGGGCAGCCCACAAATTAACGTCATGACGTTGATGTTAGAGACACTGGATGTGGTGAAAGAACTGGCGGAACTGACCGCTGCTCATACCCATCACAATACAGGCACCCCCCAGAACGCCAGCGCCATCCGAGGCACCGCCCATAAATCCGATGGGCTGAAACAGAAGTATTCGCCCGTGATTGGGTAACAGCGGCTTATCTGTCTGGTGCTTTTTGCAAATGTAAAGGATTGCTATTGGATGTGATAACACGTAGAGTTACGATGTTGGCTTTGAGATATCGCGCTATGGCTGAGGTGGCTCATGACCGAGGCGGCTACTCCGCCACTGCACGAACAATAAAACGTCTCGCCAAAATAGAAACGGCGAAATCAACCTCACCAATTGATTTTTCTGTTTCAGTCAAATAACCCTGCTTCGGCGGGGTTTATTTTTATCCCCTCAATAAAACGCCGCCAGACGCACACAGCACCGCTAACCCATTAAATTACTCCTCGCTATGGTTCATTTGGATCTGCATTCCTACGCTGTGCTCATGCTGCACAATTCCCACGAAATAAACGTCAACCTGACGTAAAACGGACTACACCGCACCCGCCTGCACGTTTTGGATCAAAAAAATATTTCATTTTTAAAATCCTACAACGGGAATCGCTAGAGTGCGTCCGTGCTGGCGTTGTGGGAAAAGTCACAAACTGAAAGGTGTGAAAAGATTTTCAGGGGATTTCAGTTTTTGGATCAAAAGCGGATCGCGGAAAAATATCAATGCATTGATATTAAAGTAAAATTCTATTTTACGTGGAAAAGAAGATCACGGAGAAAAGCCGCTTGGCTACACCCAAGACAGGATAGATGCGGCTTATAAAAAATTATAAGATGAAATTTATGGAACTATTTTTCCAAGCACCCATTCATGCATGGGGCTACCATCTCTATCTGTGCCGCTTGCGCAACCGAGTAATATCCATTTTTTCGTGGCTAATAATTTATTGATAGCAACTTCTTCATCAGGCCAAATTGAAGAAGAAAAAGTTTTTATCTCACTGACTTTATGTAGGGGGTTAGTTTCCATCATGACTCCTGTACGTTAATGAATGCAGAAAATCCCTGTCGCCATTTTATCGCCACTGACTTATAAAAACAAAAAAGCCACTTGTCTAAAATTGGCCTAATGTGCTGATTTAACAGCTTAAATTTGGTGGCCCCTGCTGGACTTGAACCAGCGACCAAGCGATTATGAGACTGAGTAAGTGGTTTTATTTATTTATACTTGTTATTGATTTTCAATTAATTACAAATTTCATAACTACTGTATAAATACACATAAATAACCTAAAATACTTGCCTACGGTATCCTATAAGTATCCTAGCGTCTGCAAGCGATTCACAGGATACCCTAATCGTTTGGTGACAATAGAAAAGTTGATTCTTACTTTTTTAATATAGAGGGACAGATGTGGAAACTTTCAAATTCACGAAAGCTAAACTAGAAAGCCTGCCACCACGCAGAACGTGGGCAAGTTGAGTATAGTGATACAGTGGTAAACGGGTTACGTATTCGTATCGGTACGACTGGAGTTAAAAGTTTCTGTATTTCCAGAAAGAGAAAAGGAAAGTTTATCCGTGCCACATTAGGGCGATTTCCTGATTTATCTATTGATAATGCTAGGGCAAAGGCGCTTGAGGTTCTTGGTGAAGTAGCCACTACAGGCCAGAACCCCAATGTTGTTAAGCGTATCAATGAAAAAGCAGTAGTAACATTATCTGAGGCTTTAGACACCTATATTTCTAACAGAGGGCATAGATTAAAACTCACTACTGCCAATCAATATCGTTCCATATTAAAGAATTTTTCCGGTGATTGGCTGCAACAACCGCTAGCATCAATAAGCAGGGAACGTGTCGAACTCAGGCATAAAGCAATCACTGAGGGTACTGTTTGGTTTGGTGCTGACAAAGCAACGTTACGTGCGGGTGTTGGAACTGGCAGTAACGCACAGGCTGATTTATGGGCTAGGTCGTTAAGAGCCGTTTATCGTTTTGCCCATGACCATTATCGAGATGAAGAAGAAAGGGTTTTACTCCCTGATCCGCCTACCGCCGTTTTGAGCACAAAACGTAAATGGCATGGCACGGTAAGAAAAACTGATCGTATCCGAACACATGAACTTGCACGCTGGTTAAGTGCTGTGGCCACTGTTCGGGATAAAGCCGAAAATGGAAGAGATGATGTTGCAGTCGCTGCATGTGACGCGGTGGAAATGGCTATGTTTACCGGATTACGTAAATCGGAGATATTCAACCTTACTTGGGATCGTGTGAATATGGGAGGGCACTATTTCTGGATAGAAACAACCAAAAATGGCGATCCGCTTGAACTTCCTATTACTGATACCTTAAGGAACTTGTTTAGTCGGCGTTTGATAATGAAACAGAGAGAACAGGATTTTGTTTTTCCCGGTCTGAGAGGTGTTATCAAAGAATGTCGCCATGTCATTGATCGTATTAGCGCAGCTACCGTCCCTGAACCTAATTTAGATATGCTCCAACCAATACCATTCAAATGGCACGATGCCCGCCGCACATTTGGTACAGTCGCCGAATTAGTGGGCGTGGGTAACTATATTTTGAAGCGCTTAATGAATCATAGAACATTACGTAGTGCTGATGTTACTCAGGGTTATTTACATTTTGGTGCTGATGAATTGCAGGAGCCAGCTAAAAGAATAGAACAGGCGATACTGGAACATGCTGGCATGGTAGAGAACAAAAAGGTATTAGATCAAAAAATTATTTCTATTCTGTCTGGAATGAGTGATGACGATAAACGAAGAATTCTTTTTCAATTATCTGAATAAAGTGCTAAAAATTAATTATGGAAAAAACGTGGTGGATTAGTGGAGGATTTGATGTACAAATACTTATATGGAAAATGGAAATACTTGAAAGGATTGGTTGAAGGTTATGGGGGAATTAGGCTTTGTGATATTCGACATTATGTACGACTTGAAAATGAAAATATGCAAGATGATGAGGAGGTAAAGCATTTTGAGTTTCCTCCTGAATCATACCAGTTTTCTATTAATAATATGGATCTGGATTCAAAGGATTTTGTTGGTCAAATAAAATTTGATATTTTTGTGAGACCATGTCTATGTATTTGTTTTAGTAATAAAAAGAATAATGCTGAATTATTTGAAAAATTTGAAGCAGACGTATGTATTGAATTTAATGTTAATTGCCTTATAGAGTTCTTAAAGTACATATTTGAAACACAGTTTAAAGGCGAGGTAATTGCAAAAAATGTGTATTACTACACAGACAATGCTGGTCTAGGAACATTATCTTCACAGGATGCAGTTTTCGCTAAATCAATTAAATACGAACATGAGGATGAGTTTAGGATAGCAGTATTTTTACCATATGATTATGAAACATTGATCACGGTAAATGGAAAAAAATTTAAAGCTTTTAACAAGTGTGAATGTAAGTTAAAGACCATAAAAAATGGTGAATGTCACTGTTATTTTTCATTGTTACATAATGGGTTGGCTGATGGATTCAAATCGTATATTAGAGATATAAAAAAAATAAAAAACAATTAGTATTAATGGTTATTTTTTACCATTTTATACTTTTTTAGTTAATTATTTCCCTGTAAAAGAACCTGCTCTTCTCCTGTATACAGTGTTATACAAGATAAATCCCTGTCCTAAATTGTTACTTATAAATAATCTATCACTACTGATAATTAATAATATATGGTGCTAAAAATGAGATTACATCCTTCCGCAACAACCTTAGAAAAATTCACCAGAGCAGAAGCCGCAGTTTATCTTGGTGTCACTGCACAAACGCTGGCTAACTGGGCGTATACAGGAAAAGAAAAAATTCCATATCATAAGGTAGGCCGTAAAGTTATTTATTTAAAATCAGATCTTGATGGTTATTTGGTTTCAACTCGCCGTGTTCAGACAGCCTAATAAAAAATAAAAGGTGACATTGCAAAAGTCACCTTCGAAATAATTAATTTTTAGGATAAAAGACCTATGAACCGAATTAATAAAATTTATTCAGCTCAGCCTTTGGGTTTAATTCCTAATCGTTCTAGTTCTTGGCGACCTAATGTTTTTAACCAATTACCTAAGGTCACTCCTGCGTCAGATGCGGCATCTTCAAATTGTGCTTTTAACTCTGGTGACAGCCTGACGTTAAACATAGGGGAACGCCCAGCACCTTTAGGGCTTTTATCTCTTTTGGGTGTTGACATGTATAGACCTATTACACTAGTATCGAAATCAATAGGTCTATACCTTAACATGATTTAGACGTTAAATAAAACGCCCCCGAATGGTATTACCAGTACCAAACGAGGGCTAACAACCACCGATAACAACAGTATCGAGGTAGCTATGTATCAATATACCTTTCTAACCAGAAAGGGCAAAGTCTGTTTGCCTAAAATCTTCCCTATGTGCTTGACCTCCGTTCAGGGGGCATACCATGAGTCATAAACCTATCTCACTGAAACAGGCGCTGCATCGTGCAAGTCTGGGAATTTCACTTTTCACGTTCATTACCAAAAAAGCCAAAGATGAACGCTGTGAAATCAATTTAAATAACTTGATTGCATTGGCACACGGCATTCATCAGGAGATTTATCGCGACCTGTCGAAACATGCCCCACAGAATCCAGTGAATAAATTAACCTGAATTCTGGATAAGAAATTGACGAGAGGCCTGTTCCAGGAGCAAAGTTTTGGTGAAAGCCTAAAACGACTCCGGGGAGGAACAGGCCATGGACAAGTTAGTTGAAATTTTCTGCGATGTCGACGACTTTTGTCGTTTTTTCATCCCCCAGTGGGCGCAGTTTTGT